CCCGACACCGCGTGAGCCCGTTTCTGGAGTTTCCGGTCACGAAACGTGACCGCCCGCTTACGGTCGCCCGGCGAATGAAAAGCCCCAGCCCACGCCACTTCCTCTGCGCCCTGCTGACGGGACACCGACCGCGACGCCGGCCGACCTTGACGCCGTTCTCCATGGGGAGCTGGGCCCAGGTCCCCTGCCGCTGCGGCCGGGCGACCTGGCTCGTGTTGATGGAACCCGACGACGAGGAGCAGGACGAGGGCACGGGTCGCGATCACGCGCGACTCCGCGCCACGGACGACGGGCCGGGCGTGGTGCGCGACTACTGACCGACCAGGGGAGGAGCCCATGACGGATTACCGGGAGGCGCCCGCGGCCGCGGAGATCGCCTCCAAGCTGATCGAGGAGCATCACCCGGAGCTGGGGACCATCCGCATCGACTACCTCTTCCGATCGCCTCCCACCACGCGATCGGGGCGCCTGGTCCTGGGCAAGGCACGCCGGATCAGCGGCCTGAACGCCTGGCTCGCCAACCACCCGGGAGCCTTCTTCGTGATGGAGCTCGCGGACGAGCCCTGGGAGCAGCTGGGCGAGCGGCGGCGCGCGGCGCTGATCGACCACGGGCTGTGCCACATGGACGTGGACGAGGACGGGGCGCCCGTCCTGGTGTCGCACGACGTGGAGGAGTTCACGCGCGTTGTCGAGCGCCACGGCATCTGGACGTCCGACCTCGACACCTTCAACCTCGCGCTGCAGCTCGCCCTCCCCTTCGAGGGCGCCGACGGTGACATCCCCGGGGGCATCGCGTGACGATCCGCGATCGCATCCTGGATCTGCGCCGGGTGGCCGCCGGCCAGCTGGTCCCCCACCCTCAGAACTGGCGCACGCACCCGGACGCCCAGCGCCGGCTCCTGGGGGACCTATTCACCGAGGTCGGCTTCGCCGCGGCGGTGATCGCGCGTGAGCTGCCCGACGGCCGGCTGCAGATCATCGACGGGCACCTGCGCCAGGAGGAGGTCCCGGCCGAGCAGGAGATCCCGGTCCTGGTGCTGGACGTCACCGAGGCCGAGGCCCGGAAGCTGCTGCTCTCGCTCGACCCACTGGCGGCCATGGCGGAGAGCGCCGAGGACCGGCTGCAGGAGCTAGCCGTGCAGATCGAGCCCGAGACCGACGGGCTGCGCAAGCTCGTCTCGTTCATGGCCAAGGATCACGGCGCCCGCGAGAAGGACACGCCCGCCGGCGATCCACCGAAGGAGCCGGAGACCGAGCTGGGCACGCTCTGGCAGCTGGGCCCCCACCGAGTGCTCTGTGCCGACGCCCTCGACGCCAACGCCCGGGTCAAGCTCATGGGCGGGGAGGCCACGGCGATGGTGGCCACCGACCCGCCCTACGCGATCTACGGCAGCTCGTCAGGCGTCAGCTCCGCCGTCGCCGACGATCGCATGGTGCGGCCATTCTTCGAGGCCATGCTCGGCGCCTTCGCGGAGCTGCTGCCCCTCTGGGGCCACGGCTACACCTTCTGCGACTGGCGGTCGTGGGCATCCGTGTGGGAGGGCTCGCGGCGGTCCGGCCTCACCCCGAAGAACATGCTCGTCTGGGACAAGGGTGACGGGGGGCTGGGGAACAACTACGCCAACACGCACGAGCTGATCGGCTTCTTCGCGAAGCTCCCCCCGCCCAAGACGATGCGCGCCGGCGGGCCTACCGGACAGCGCCCCGTGCTCCGGCCGAACATCTTGCGGTTCGATCGCACCCGCGGCGCCGAGCGTGAGCACAACGCCGCGAAGCCGGTCGCCCTGCTCGAGGAGCTCATCACGAACAGCTCGGAGACGGGACAGATCGTCGTGGACCTGTTCGGTGGTTCGGGATCGACGCTGATCGCGGCGGAGAACCTTGGGCGGCGGTGCTTCACCATGGAGATCGATCCCGTCTGGTGCGACGTGATCGTAGATCGCTGGCGGCGTGCCACGGGCGGCGAGGCGAAGCGGGACGCCGCGTGAGCCGTGCACGCATCGGTGCAGCCATCTGCCCGGAGTGCAGCGGGCCCATGCCGCCGGCGCAGGAGAAGGGGCGACCCCGCCAGGTGTGCTCCGATCGCTGTCGGCAACGCCGGCGCCGACACCGGAACGCGCTTCCCTGGCCGCCCACGGCGCCGCCCAGCTTCCCCATGGACCCCGAGACGCTGCGCCGTCGAACGGCGGAGGCCCTCACGCGCGTCCTCTCGGAGGACACGGTCGCGCCCCCGGAGGACCAGCTGCTGCAGGGGCTGCTCGAGCTGGACTGGATCGGCTATCGGCTGCAGGCCTTGGAGCGCCAGCTGCCCCGCCGGCTGGCCGGCCGGGCAGCCGACCTCGGCCGCCAGGTCGTGGCCATGAAGCGGCGCCTATTCCCAGGCACGGATCTCCAGGAGGCCACATGAACCGCGCCGAGCGCCGCGCCTATGCCCGCGCCAAGGTCCACCGATCGAAAGGGCGCGACCCCCAGGCCCAGCGTCGCACCGTCGCCCGCGCCCTGCGCACCGTCGAAGTGGCGGACGAGATACGTGAGGCCGATCCCGAGCCCGGCATCACGCGCCGGCGTTCCGGCCTGCTGGCCGTGCGGCACGGGATCATCCGCACCGGGCGGCCGACGTGAGGGGCGGGGGGTGCCGAGCTGCAGGCCTGCGCCTGGCCGGGATGCTCGCGGGAGTTCGGTTCGGCCGAGGCCCGGAGGCTGCACCGCGCGAACGCCCATGGCGAGGGCGGAGACCCCTACGCCTTCCCCTGCGGGGATGCGTTCTGCGGGGCCAGCTTCGGGAACCGGGCGAACCTCGAGGAGCACGTGCGGATCACGCATCCGTCCGAGAGTCCGGCGCCACCGGCGCCGACAAGTGCCGCGACCATCGCGGCGAGGAAGGAGGTACCCGTGGTGCAGACGGTGCACCGATTCACCTGCCCGGACTGCCAGTTCCAGGGCGGCGCCCACGGCCTACAGGTTCACCAGGCCTGGGCCCGGCATGGCCAGTTCAAAGGGAAGCCTCCGCGAAGGGGACCGGCCAAGGCGCCGGCGCGGGAGACCCCGGAGCGCAAGATCGTCCCGACCTCACGTCCCATCCGGGCGCCAGCCCCGGCGGAGACACCCGAGCGGAAGGGGCGCGTCGCGCCCCTTCCCACGGCCGCGCCCACGGTCCAGGCCCAGGACGCCCTCTGCACCATCCACGGCCAGGTAACGCTCGAGCTGCTGGGCACGATCGCGGCCGCCCTCGGTGCCGGCGAGATCCGCGCCTGTCCGAACGGCGCCCCGGGGATCGAGCTGTTGAGGGCCGGATGACGCGAGGCCGCAAGCCCGACCCGACCCGCGCCCGCCGGCGTACGGGGCACCGCCGGAAGCCCGACGAGGCCCCACGCCTGCGGGCCCTGCCGGCGCCGGTCGAGATCGCACCGGGCCTGGTGGCGCCCGAGCACCTGCACGAGGCCATGGTCCCGACCTGGGATCGCATGGTCCGCCTGGTGGGCGAGTTCGGCGTGCGGGAGGCCGACGCCTTCGGGATCGAGGCCCTGGTTCGCCAGTATCACCGGATGATCGAGGCCGGCCGCCTGGTGGACGAGTACGGGGTCCTGTCGCGGAACGCCGCCGGCGACGTGATCCCGAACCCCTTCATGAAGGCGGAGCGGGACGCAACCGCGATGTTCCTCCGCCTGGGCGAGCAGTACGGCCTCACCGTCGCGGCCAGGATGCGGCTGGGCCTCATGCAGCTGGCGGGCAAGACCTTGGCCCAGGCCCTGCACGAGGATCTGACGCAGTGACGGATCTCAGCCCCGACGTGCGCGAGGGACGGATCGCGTGACCGCCCGGGCGGCCCCCGCAGCTGCGGCCCTCCCGGTCCTGCCATCGGAGATGCTGCGCCGGTTCGGCGAGCGGCGGCTCCGCCACGGCAAGGGTCGATTCGCCGGCCGGCCATTCACGCTCGAACCCTGGGAGATCGAGGTCGAGCAGGGCATCTTCGATCCCGTCGACAAGAACGGCTTCCGCACGATCCGCGAGGCAATCGTCGGCGTCCCGAAGAAGAACGGCAAGACCCACCTGGCGGCGCGCTGGGGATGCTACGGCACGTTCGCCGATGGTCACTGGGAGCACCGTGGAGGCACCTGGGAATGGATCCCCGAGTACGGCGCCGAGGTCTACAACGTCGCCGGCTCGAAGGACCAGGCCAAGGTCCTGCACCAGATCGGTGAGGGGTTCGTGCTCCGCGACCCGCTGCTCCGATCCATGGCCCGTGTCTACAAGGATGCGATCGAGGTCCCGGAGACCGGCGCCGTGTGGCGGGTCCTGGCGTCGGACGCGAAGCTCGCGCATGGCCCCAACCCCTCCATGGCCATCGTCGACGAGTGGTGGGCGCACCGCGACGGGACCCTCTATGAGGCTTTCGCGAGCGCCGGCGCCGCCCGCGACCAGCCGCTGGTGATCGTGATCACCACGGCCGGCTATGACCTGGAGCACCCGCTGCACAAGACCTACAAGGCCGGCATGGCCGCGGCCCGCTCCAAGAAGGTGACCCGGGCCCGGACGTTCTACTTCCGGTGGTGGGGCGTCCCCCCCAACACGAGGCTGGACGACTTCGCGGCCTACAAGCGTGCCAACCCATCGCGATGGGTCACGACCAAGTACCTCCGCGACGAGCTGGCCCGCGCGCGGCGGAACGGGTCCGAGCACGAGTACCGCCGCTGGCACGGGAACGCCTGGACCTCGACGAAGGAGGCCGCGATCCCGATAGAGCTCTGGGACAGCTGCGCAGCCCGGCCGACGATCCGGCCCGACGATCCTGTCGTGATGGCCATCGACTCCGCGCCCAAGCGTGACTCGACGGGGATCGCGATCCTGCGCAAGGACTCGAAGCGCACGATCCACGTCCGCATGCTGAAGATGGTGGCCGACCCCGAGACCGGCTACCTGGACTTCGGTGCCCTCGAGGATCTGGTGCGCGAGACGTGCCGCACGCTGAACGTGAGCCGGATCCTGGTCGACCCCGCCTACATGATCCGCTCCATGCTGCTGCTGCTCGACGAGGGGTACCCGGTCGAGGAGTACCCCCAGGGCGACCCGATGATGGTGCCGGCATCGATGCACCTCTACGAGCTGCTGATCGAGGGGCGCCTGCGCCACGGCGGGCTCGCGTGGATGCGCGAGCAGGTGCAGGCCGCGAACAAGCGGATCACCGAGCGGGGCTGGCGCTTGGCCAAGAAGACCTCGGGTGTCATCGACGGGCTGGTGGCCTGCGCGATCGGGGCCTACGAGCTGGACCGCACGCCGGAGGAGGCGCCGCTGCAGCTATGGTGAGCCCCACTCCGCCATCGGAACCAAGCCCCTTCTCCTGCAACGATTGCGGGGCCGAGCTGGCGGCCGTTCCCTTCGAGCGCCGCCCGGACGCCCAGCGGCCGTGGATCACCCGGTGGGTGTGGGCATGCGCTAACTGCGGCGCCGTGCTCACCGTTGCACCGTGACCGCCCCGGCAGCATGACGCCCGTGCGCGAGCGGGTCCTGCAGATCGTCCTGGACGTGGCCGGCGCCGTAGCTATCACCATCGGTTGCTGGTGGATCGATCCGGCCGTGGGCCTGATCGTGGGCGGGGCCCTGGCCCTTGGCCTCTCGGCCGTCATGGATCGGCACCGCAGGTGAGCCTGCTCCGGGCGCTCGCCGGCGCGGCGACCCAGGCGCGGTCCTGGGAGGCGTTCCTCGACCCCAACCGGATCCCGTCGAACGGCGAGCTGATGGGCTACTCGGCCGCCGGCGAGCCGATCAACGAGCGCAGCGCCATGCGCATGCTGACGGTGCACGCCTGCGTCCGGGTGATCACGGACACGGTGGCCCAGCTGCCGGTCGGCCGGTTCCGCGGGGTGGGCCCGGCGCGCGAACGCCTGCCCGATCATCCCCTGCTGACGGAGCCGGAGATCGGCAAGGAATGGAACGAGTGGATCGGGGAGGGCATGGTCAGCGACCTGTTGCGCGGCAACGCCTACTCGCGCATCGTCGATCGCGACGGCCTGGGCCGGGCCCGGGGCACCATCACGCTCCACCCGGACGAGTGCAAGCCCTACCGCGACCGCGAGACGGGCGCGGTCCGTTACCGGGTGTCGGGCGAGCGCGAGCCTCTGGACCCGTCTGAGATCATCCACGTGAAGGGCCTCACGCCGGCGGGGCGCTACTCCCTGGAAGGGCTCTCCCCGATCGAGTACGCGGCCCAGACGATCGGCCTGGCCCTCGGGGCGGAACGTTTCGGGGCCCAGTTCTTCGGCGATGGGGGGCACCCCTCGGGGATCCTCACGTCCGACCAGGTCCTGGACCCGGCCACGGCGCTCGAGGCCAAGAGGCGGTGGATGGCGGCGCAGGGCCGCAACCGCGAACCCGCCGTCATGGGGAAGAACCTCAAGTGGCAGACGGTCTCGATCCCGCCGAACGAGTCCCAGTTCCTGGAGACCATCGACGCTAAGGCCGGGACCATCTGTGGCTTCTTCGGCGTGCCGCCCCATCTGATCTCGATCGTCTCGAAGTCCACGTCGTGGGGCACCGGCATCGAGGAGCAGGTCCTGGGCTTCATCACCTTCGCCATCGGCATGTGGCTCGTGCGCTGGGAGGCGCGCGTCTCGCGGGAGTTCGCGCCGGGGGAGTACATGAAGTTCAACGTCGCCGGCCTGCTCCGCGGCCGACTGCTCGACCGCTACCGCGCTTACCTCATGGGGCGCCAGGGCGGCTGGCTCAACATCGACGACGTGCGCGCGAAGGAGGACGAACCGCCGCTTCCCGAGGGCAAGGGCGAGGACTACCTGACGCCGCTGAACTACGGGCCCATCCCGCCGGGTGGCCTCGTGATCGATCCGACCAAGGAACCGGGGGAGGACGAGGGTCCGCCGATTGCCGGCGACGAGGACGACGAGGAGGAGTAGAACGCCATGGCCCCTTGGCACATCGAGGACGACAACCCGGACTGCGACGGCTGGGCTGTCGTCAAGGACGACGATGATTCGATCGCCGGCTGCCACGACTCCGAGGCGGAGGCCGAGGCGCAGATGGCCGCCCTCTACGCCGGCGAGGACGACGCGAACAGCACCCGAGGTCTCGGCCGCCAGCCCGGCCGCGGCGGTGAGTTCGTGCCCCCGCGGTTCGGGACGCGTGACCCGCGGGCGACCATGCCGGCCGTGGACCTGAGCCTCCGAGCCGAACGGGCCAAGCGCCTCGTGCGCGAGCAGCGGTTCGTGCACGCGAGCACCGAGCACCCCCTCTCGATCCGGGCCAAGGCCGACGACCCCGAAGCGAAGGATAGCGACCTGCTGCTGTTCAACGGCTACGCGGCCATCTTCGGCGCGGTCTACGAGGTCTGGGACTGGCTCGGCATGTACGAGGAGTCGGTCGAGGCCGGCGCCTTCACCAAGACCCTGCGCGAGCAGGACGACGTCCGGTTCCTGATCGAGCACGAGGGCCTCGCGATCGCGCGCACGAAGTACCACACCCTGCGCTTGCACGAGGACGACATCGGCCTCGCGACCGAGGCCGATCTGCTCGCGACCGACCCGGACGTGCAGCGCCTGGCGGCGAAGCTCCCCCGGGGGGACGTCGACCAGATGTCGTTCATGTTCGAGGCCACACGGCAGGAGTGGAACGAGGACTTCACGCGGCGGCGGATCATGGAGGCCAAGCTCTGGGACGTCTCGGTCGTCACCTTCCCCGCCTCGGACAGCACCACGGCCGGGCTCCGCGGGATGGATCTCGTCCTGGCGCTGGCCGACGCGGATCCGGACCAGCTGCTCGTCGCGGCGCGATCGGCCAACGGCGACCTGACCCGGAGCGCCGTAGAGCGGGCCCAGGCCACGCTCGCGCGCCTGCTCGAACCCGAGGGCCGGGCACATTCCGAAGGAATCACGCCGCCCGCGCCGGCGCCGCGTGACCCGCCCAGCACCATCACCCCCGATGAGGTCCGTCGGAACCTGGAGCTGCTGACGCTCAAGGGCTGACGGGCACCCACGCCGGACGCGTGGGACGGTGACCGCGCCGGGGCCCCGAGCCCCACCCGGTCCCCCGTTCCCCGACCACCTGGGTGAAGGAAACCGAGGAGCGGCCTAGGCCGCGGGAAACGAGGAGGACGGAACGGTGGAGAAGATCCTGAAGGCGCTCCGAGACCGGCGGGCACTCCTGCTCGCCGCGATCGAGAAGGCCATGACCGAGACCCGCACCGAGGGCGACGCTGACACCGCGGTGCTGGTCCTGACGGAGGAAGCGCAGAAGCGCTACGACGAGGCCAAGACTGAGGTCGAGGCCATCGACGAACGGGTCGCCGAGCTGGTCGAGCTGCGCGACCGCCAGACGCTGGCGGACGACGCAGCGAAGAAGGTCACCCGCGGGGGCCACGTGCAGGTCGTGCGCGAGCCCATGACGTACGACCGGAGCGGGCGCCGGAGCTACTTCTCGGACGTGTTCCTGGCCGGCCGGGGGGACCCGGATTCCCAGACCCGCCTGCGCCGGCACGCATCGGAGCAGGCGACGGAGCTGGAGCGCCGCAAGTCGGCGTGGGAGGCCTACCGTGACGAGATCGCGGAGGAGCAGTTCGAGTTCCTCAAGCTCTCGTCCGACGCCGGCGTACGGGACGCGGAGAAGCGGCTGCGGATGCAGCTCGAGACCCGCGACCTATCCCGCACCGACGGCGCCGGCGGCGAGTTCGTGCCACCCCTGTGGCTGATCGACGAGTTCGTGCCCCTAGCGCGGGCGTCCCGGGTCTTCGCGGATTCGTGGAACGTCCGGCCCCTGCCACCGGGCACGGACTCGATCAACGTGCCGAAGGTGCTCACCGGCACCACGACCGAGCCGCAGACCGCGGACAACGCGGCGGTGTCGGAGACCGACGCCACCACGAGCTCGATCAGCGCGCCCGTGCGTACGATCGCGGGCCAGCAGGACGTCGCGATCCAGCTCCTGGAGCAGAGCCCAGTCAGCTTCGACGAGATCGTGTTCGGGGACCTGATCGCGGCGTACAACGCCAAGCTCGACCTGCAGCTGCTCAACGGGTCGGGCGCGGCAGGCCAGCTGCAGGGCGTCCTGGGGCTCGCGGGGATCAACGCGATCACCTACACCGACGCGACCCCGACCGTGTCGGAGCTGTACCCGAAGATCGCGGACGCGCAGAACCAGGCGGCCGTGGGGCGCATCCTGCCGGCGACGCGGGTCTTCATGCACACGCGCCGGTGGTTCTGGCACGTGGCGGCGGTGGACTCGCAGGGACGGCCGTTCGTGGTGCCGATGACCTCGAACCCCATGAACGCGGCCGGGGTGTTCGAGCAGGGCCAGGCGGAGGGACAGGTCGGCGTGCTGCAGGGGCTGACGACCCTCGCGGACCCGAACGTCCCGATCAACCTGGGGGCGGGCACGAACGAGGACCGCATCATCGTCTGCCGTCCTCCGGACTTCTGGCTCTGGGAGTCCGTGCTCCGCACGCGCACCATGCCTGAGGTCGGGTCGGGCACGCTCACGGTGCGCCTGCAGCTCTACAACTACTGCGCTGCGACCGCTGGTCGATACCCGGCGGGCATCAGCGTGATCTCGGGCACCGGGCTCATCACCCCGACCTTCTAAGGTCGAGGGACGGGTCGGGGCACGGCGTGGATCGGGGGGCTTCGGCCCCCCGATCCCCGAGGGAAGGGGAGCGGACATGACGACCGAGGAACGGTCGAAGGAGCGGGCCGAGGCCCAGCGCGCCGCGCTGGACCACGAGCTCGAAGGCTACGAGGCGAAGGTCGCCGGCGCGAAGAAGCGTGGCGACGCCGTCGCCGAGGGCATGTACAAGTCGCGCATCGCGGACGTGAAGGCCGCCATGAAGGATGCCGACAAGGAGGCCAAGGACCGCAAGCCGGCCTCCAAGCAAGAGGCCGCCGACGAGGCCGCCGCCGCGAAGGCTGCCGAGGACGAGGCAGCCTAGCCGTGGAGTTCCGCCGCACCGCCTACGACGTCGCCCTGGACGCCGAGGGGCAGACCGTCGACGAACCCGTGCTCGACGCCGAGGGCGGCACCGTCATGGATCGCGCGGGCCGGCCCATCACCCGACCGGCTGCGGCAGAGGGTGGCTTGGCGGTCTGGGAATCCACGGAGGTCTTCGAGGTCATCACACCGGGCGCACTCAAGGAGGCCTTGACGTCGTTCAAGGACAGGGCCGTCGATCGGATCGCCCTCACGGCCGGCGGGCCCGTGACGGTCCGGGTGAGGGGCTAGGCCATGGGCCTGGACGTGGGCGGCGCGATCGGCCCCCGGGGGGACCTGGGTCTTGAGATCATCCGCGCGGACGGCACGGTGCAGAAGGTCTGGATGGACGGGCCGCCCCCGCCCCCGGAGACCTCCCACGAGCTGAGCCTCCGCGAGATCGCAGCCCTGGGCATGCCGGCGTTCGGGCTCGACCCCGAGGTCAACCGCTGGCGCCGCGCCAACTGGCCGAGCCTCCGTCGCGGGCTGCTCCGCATCGGGGCGGCCCGGGCCCTGCGCGTGCCGCACTTCTACGGCTCGCTCTACCTCCGCAAGCTCTGCGGCGACGGGCGGGTCATCGACTACGGCCTGGCGTCCATGCGGGTCGTGACCGACAACGGCGCCGGCTTCATCGTCGATGCCTTCCAGAACCTGGTCGAGCTGGAGAACATGCGCTTCCACAGCATCGGCACCGGCTCGACCGCCGAGGCCGCGACCGACACGGCGCTCGTGACCGAGCTGACGACCCAGTACAACCCGGACAACACCCGGGCCACCGGCTCGCTCGAGGAGGCCTCGCAGAAGGTCTTCCGCACGATCGGCACGAACACCCCCGACAGCGGCCACCCGATCTCGCTGCGCGAGCACGGGATCCTCTCGCAAGCGGCCACCGGGGGCGGCGTGCTGCTCGACCGCACGGTGTACGCGCTGATCACGCTCGACGTGAACGGCGACGCGCTGCAGTCGACCTACACGTTCACCATCAACAGCGGGAGCTAGTCGTGCGCCGCCGGGCTCTCGGCCGGGCTGCGGATCGGGACCCAGCATGACGACGGTCGTCTTCACATGTCCCCTGGACGGCCTGGCCCTCGAGACGGAGGCCCCGACGGTCTTGGGTCAGAACCAGGCTCGGGACTCCGAGCCCGGCCGGCATCTGCACCTGGCCGTCGACGCCGGCTTCACATGCCTCAACGGACACGAGTGGCGCTGCCGGGACAGCCTCACGTTGGAGCGGGTGAGCTGATTGCTATGGGTTCCGGGCAAGGGCGACCTTCGGGTCGAGCACAACACCGGGGCGGTGGGCACGACCACGCCTGGGTCTTCCGTCACCACGGGCGCCGCATCATCGACCAAGGGAGCGCCGGTCGAGCTATTCGCCTCGACGGCGTTCGACGCCTACTGGATCGCGATCTACGCCTCCCACTACGGAGCCTCGGCCACGGCCTCCGCGGGGTGCCTGGACATCCTGACGGGGGCGGCCACCGAGGAAGTCTTGATCCCCGACCTGCTGATGGGCTACTGCGGCGGGTCGCATGCGTCGGCATCGGTGAACACGCTCGGCGGCAAGATCTGGCAGTTCCCGCTGTATATCCCGGCCGGCTCGCGGATCGCGGCTCGGGTGGCGGGCGCGCGTCTGTCGACGGCCATGCGGGTGGCCGTCTACCTCTACGGTGGACACGGCGTGCCACCGTTCCGCGTGGGGTCGAAGGTGACGACGTACACGGTCACCACCGTCCCGAACGGCGTGACGATCGTGCCCGGTGCATCGGGCGCCGAGGGCTCATGGACGGAGCTGGTCGCCTCGACGAGCGAGGATCACTTCGCCTTCTTCCCGAGCCTCCAGGTCCAGGGCGACACGACCATCTCCCCATGGAAGAACATCGCCGTCGATCTCGGCCAGGGCGCGGCGCCCGAGGAGCAGATCGGCGAGGGGTTCTGGTTCTCACTCGACCAGCTCGAATCCATGGGGGGCCCGTGGCCCTCGATGCCGGTGTTCAAGGACATCCCCTCGGGGACCCGGCTGGTCATGCGGGCCTCGAGCAGCGGCGCGGTGGACTCGCAATACGGCGCGGCGATCCACGCGGTGAGCTGAGGGAGGGGCGATGATCGAGAAGAAGTACGTGTCGATGGGCAAGGAACGGGCGCGCGAGCGGATCGAGGCCGGCCTGCTGACGGTGGACGGCAAGACCTGGACCTGGGACGACGGCGAGCTGCTCCGGGTGTTCAAGTACCTGGGCTACGACCGGCGCTCGAAGTCCTACCGGCTGCGCGTGGTGCACCAGGAGCGGCGGGTGACCGATGGCGATCTCTGAGCCCTACGAGCTGGACGGCGTGACGGTCGGCGCGACCGAGCTGTCGATCGTCTCCGGCACCACGACCCTGCAGACCATCACCGACGACGGCGTGTACCAGCTCTGGGTCGATCCGGTCGGGGCGGCCATGGCGAAGGGCGACGAGTACGCGTTCCGCATCTACGAGAAGGTCGAGGGCACGGGGGGCACCAAGCGGGTGGCGTTCAAGGCGACCCTCTCCGATGCCCAGTCCGAGAACATGCCCTTCCCCATGCTGATCCTCATCAACGGGTGGGACATGACGATCCAGAAGGTGGCCGGCACCGACCGGGCCTGGGACGCCAGTATCCGGAAGATCGCCTAGCATGAGCGGCCCCGCGGCCGTCTGGTACAACCCTGCGGCCGCGGCCGCGCAGCTGCAGGCGGCCAGCGGGCCCACGACCTTCACCCTGAGCGCGGCCGGCACGATCACGCCGACCGGCCTGCTGCTGAAGCTCGTCTCGAAGGCGCCTGCCGGCACGATTACGCCGACCGGCCTGCTGCTGAAGCTCGTCTCGAAGGCGCCTGCCGGCACGATCACGCCGGCGGGCGCCCTGACCAAGCGGGCCGACAAGGCGCTCGCCGGCGCCACGTCGCCCACGGGGGCCCTCGTGAAGCAGGTGGCCAAGATCGCCGCCGGCACGATCGATCCGGCGGGCCTGCTCACCAAGCTCGTGCTGAAGGCCTTCGCCGGCACGATCACCCCGGCGGGCGCCCTGACCAACGTGAAGACGAAGATCCTCATCGTGGCCGGCGCCATCACCCCGGCGGGCGCCCTGACCAAGCGGGCCGACAAGGCGCTCGCCGGCGCCACGTCTCCCAGCGGCGCCCTGACCAAGCGGGCCGACAAGGCGCTCGCCGGCGCCACGTCTCCCAGCGGCGCCCTGACCAAGCTGGTCGCCCGCATCCTCGGGGGCGCCATCACCCCGGCGGGCGCCCTGACCAAGCGGGCCGACAAGGCGCTCGCCGGCGCCACGTCTCCCAGCGGCGCCCTGACCAAGCAGGTGGCCAAGATCGCCGCCGGCGCCACGTCTCCCACCGGCGCCCTGACCAAGCTGGTCGCCCGCATCCTCGGGGGCGCCATCACCCCGGCGGGCGCCCTGACCCCAGTCGACATCTCAGTCCCGGGCCGGCAGCTCTCGTGGGCGCAGCGCGCCTTCTCCGCGGCCTTCGGACAGACGCGCACCAGTGGGGAGCCTGCTAGTCGCGCCAGCTCGCCCGAGCGGACGGAGGGCCGTGGAGTGACCGGCGACCTAGGGTCGCGTGGGAGGTCGAACGAGTAGATGGATCGTGTTCTCCGAGACGCGGGCGGCAAGGTCACGCTCACGACGTACGACTCCAACGGCGACCCTGCCGACGTCGATGGCATCACCAACCCGGCCGCTGGCAGCCAGGTGACGGACTCGGCTGGCGCTGTCGTCGCCGGCTTCACCTTCGCGCGCACCGGGCCCGGGGTGTACGACTGCACGTTCCCCGGGAACTTCGACACACTGGATCTCTACGACGTCTTCTGGGTCTGGTCCAACGGCCAGAGCCGGCGCACGCAGTTCGAGCTCGTCGGGGGATTCCTGTTCACGCTGGCCGACGTGCGCGCTTACGACGCGGCCTTCACCGAGACCGCCTACCCCGACGCCAAGCTGATCGACACCCGGGAGAAGGTCGAGGACACCTTCGAGGGCGCCCGGACCACCGGCGTGGCTTTCCGGCCACGGGGTCGGCGGGAGTTCCTGGACGGCACCGGCACGACCTGCCTGTTCGTCTCGGCCAGCCTGCTCCGGCGGGTCCTGTCCGTGAAGATCGACGGCGTAGCGTTCACGGGCCCCGAGCTGGCGGACCTCAAGGTCTACGAGCACGGCGAGATCATCCGCGACGAGCTGGGCACCTTCGCCCGCGGACTCCGCAACGTCGAGGTCCTGTACGAGCATGGCTTCGGTTCCGTGCCGGGTGACGTGTGGGAAGCCGGGCTCGTGCTGAACAAGTACGTCATGGCCAAGGGTCCGATGGATGGGGACGGCCGCGCGACGGCGGTCTTCACCGAGTTCGGCGGCTACCGCCTCACGATCGCCGGCCGCGACGGTTGGACGGGCCTGCCCGACGTCGACGCCGTCCTGGGCCGGTATTCGCGCGCGGCGGCCCTGGGGTTCGCGTGAACGCCTCCCAGCCCCTAGCTGGCGCACAGCGGGCCTGCGCCCCACAACACTGGGAACCCCTTTCCGGGGCTCTCCGTGGCTCTCAGGGGCTGCCTTCGGGCGGGATCCGCTAGTGGCCCAGGTCTCCGCACTCGACGCGGCCGAGGACGGGCTGCTGGCGGCGCTGATCGTCCGGGCCGCGGTAGGCGGCTCCGAGCTGGCCGGCGGGGTCCTTTTCACCGAGCTGGGCGAGCCCGCCTCGATCAAGGGGACCGATGCCGTCTGGGTCCGGGAGGACTTGGACGAGCAGCCCGTGCAGCGCCACGACAGCACAGGGGTGGGCGCCCAGCGCAAGCACGAGGTCTTCATCATGCGGGTCGCGTGCTTCGTGGCCTGGGCGGGGGACGACTTCAAGACGGTGCGCGATCGCTGCCACGCCCTGGCGGAGGAGGTCGAGCTGGCGGTCCTGGCCAACGAACGGCTGGGCGGCGCCGTCTTCCACGCCAAGGTCTCCGGCTACCGGCGAACCTCGGGGGCCCTCGCGGAGGCCCGCGGGATGGTGATCGACGTGCTCGTCTGGGCCGAGGCCTACAACGCGTGACCGCCCCCGCAGACTGGCGCCCGATGCCGGAGACCACGAAAGCCCCGAAGGCGCCGGCCTGGGAGATCCTCGCGGACGTGCGCGGGGAGACCTTCGACCCGATCCTGGGCGAGCGGTTCGAGTTCACCGCCAAGGCGGGGAGCTTCACCCCGAAGGGAGATCGCGACGTCTCCATGCTCGAGCATCTGTTCGGCATCGGCTACGCGCGGCGCCCGGACGGAACAGCGGTCCTGTCCCCGGGCAAGCTGGCCGACGATGCGGCGGCCGAAGCGGCTGAGGCCGCCGCCGCCGCGGCCCTCGAGGAGGCCTGATGCCCCCCCAGCAGAAGCTGACCGGCATCGTCGGCCTGACCCGTCAGACGGGCGGCAAGGGCGTGCCGATCGTAAGCCCCGCGACCTGGGGCCTCGGGGTGATGGACGGGAACGTCTTCAACGCTCCGATCACGTCGGACTACGACGAGATGACCCTGGGGGGCGGGGCCTCGGACCGGTTCGCCCCGCGCACGATCCGGACCGAGATCAACCCCGGCATGGCGTTCAAGTGCCGTGCCCAGCCGCGCACGATCGCCTTCCTGAACTACCTGGCCCTCGGCGCGAACAGCACGACCGGGGCCGGGCCCTTCACCCACACCGCCAGCCCGGCCCAGGACCTGCCGTACGCCACCGGCTTCGGCCGGCTCGACGCGAACTACGAGCGGATCCAGGACCTGCGCATCGACGAGATGACGATCAGCTGGTCCGAGCGCCAGGCCTGGGAGGTCGACCTCGTCCTGCTCGGCACCATCCCGCTCATCGGCGCCGGCGGCGCCTTCACCGTCACCAACGACGAGACGGTGCAGGAGCTGTACAACCCGCACGAGGGCGTCTTCCAGATCGACGTTCAGGGCACGACTCTGGCGGCCACCAACCTCACGGCTGCAAGCATCCGCATCGCGAACAACCTCCAGCCGATCCCGCTCTCGAAGTCCGTGCTGCCCGACGACGTCTTCCCCCGGCGCCAGCTGGTCGAGGGCTCGATCACGATCGTGCCGAACAGCCTGGACGACTGGCGCGAGATCCTCACCGCCTCCCCGTCGGGCACCGCGGTCGAGGACGACCCGATCTACGGCGGGTTCAGTCTCAAGGGGATCATCGACGCGAACACCGACGTCACCTACGCGGCCACCCGGGTCGAGTTCCTGACCGACTTCCCCGAGCAGGACCCAGAGGGCGGCGCGGCCGAACTCGAGCTGGCCTTCCGCGTCGTCCGCCCCCTGGACGGGTCGGCGGCCTTCACAGGCGTCGCCCGCAACGGGGTCGCGACCCTCTAAGGCTCGCGACACGTCGGGCCCCTCCCCGGGCCCACCGGCGCCACCCGTCGCCGTTCCAGATTCTGTCGGAATGCATCCCGAGGAAGGAGCGCACCATGGACCAGCTGCACGAGCTGAAGATCACCACGTACGACGGCGCCGAGCACATCACGATCACGCCCTACTTCGCGGGCACCGCGGACCGGATCGCCTGGGAGCACCAGTTCGGCCTGGCGTCGATCAAGCTCAAGCTCCTGGACGAGTTGTTCGACAACGCCGGTGAGCTGCTGCCCTCCGACCAGTTCCCGGCGGAGGCCTCCGAGTACCGCGAGGAGTGGGCCGTGTTCCTCGCGTGGCGCTGCGCGGAGCGCGAGATCCCCGAGTTCCACGGCTCGGACCTGGCGGGCTTCACCGACCGGTGCGCGCAGATCGAGATCCGCCAACTGAAGGCCGAGGAGGCTACGGCCGCGGCCCCTTTGCCCGAGGCGGCCGCGACCACCGGATGATCGCGGCCCTGGCCCTCCGCTCAGGTGTGTCACCCCGCGAGTGGCTGGCGTATCCCGAGATCCTCGAACACGCCCTGACCATCGCCCGGAACGAGGATTCGGCGCAGCGGCGCGAGGGCCTGCTCGATCGACTCAGGAGGCGCCATGGCGCGTGATAGGCCGACCATCGTGATCGAGAACCTGGCGGCGTTCCGGCGCGACCTCGCGCACGCCCAGAGCGCCTCGGCGCGGGACCTCACGAAGGCGATCAAGGTCGCCGGCGACACCCCCCTCGCCACGGCCCGCCGGCACGCCTCCAAGGCCTCCAAGTCCGGGGCCCACGCCGCCGGCTTCCGGGTGAGCGCACGGGGCACGACGGGGTCCATCACGAACCGGGAGCCCTACGGGGCCAAGGCCGAATGGAGCAAGATCCCCGGGTTCAACCGCTACGGGCCCCCGGGGCGGTTCGCCGCCCGCGCGATCGACGAGGACGCCGAGACGATCCTGCAGAAGATCGCGGAGGGCCTCAAGGAGCTCGTGACCCTAGCGGGCTGGGCGAGGTAGCCATGGCCGAGAAGACCCTCAAGGTCAAGTACGTCGGCGACGAGGCCAGCCTCAAGCGCACGGTGGCCGGCATCGACCGGATGCACGCCTCTCTCGGCTCGAAGGTCCGGGGGATCGGCACGACGGTCGCCCGCGGGCTGGGCACCGCGGCCAAGGCCAGCGGCGTGGCACTGCTGGCGATCGGGGGCTTCGCGCTCAAGGCCGCGGCCGAGGCCCAGACGGTGGGCGCCCAGACGCGAGCCGCGATCGAATCCACGGGCGGCGCGGCCGGCGTCACCGCCAAACAGGTCGACGCCCTCGCGACCTCGATCCAGGGCTACTCGGGCATCAGCGACGAGGCCGTGGCCTCGGGCGCGAACATGCTGCTGACCTTCACGAACATCAAGAACGCCGCTGGCGAGGGCAACGACATCTTCGACCAGTCCACGAAGGTGCTGGCCGACATGAGCACGGCCCTGGGCACGGATATGAAGACGTCGGCGATCGGGCTCGGGAAGGCGCTGAACGATCCGGTCCGGGGCGTGACGGCCCTGCGGCGTGTCGGCGTGTCGTTCACCGAGGCGCAGGAGAAGCAGATCGCGGCCATGGTGAAGGCCGGCGACACGATGGGCGCGCAGAAGCTCATCCTCGGCGAGCTGACCACAGAGTTCGGCGGATCAGCCAAGGCGATCGGTAGCACGTTCACGGGCCAGCTGAACATCGCGAAGGAGACCGTGGGCAACGCCCTGGAGAGCATCGGGGGCACGCTCATCACGAAGCTGGGTCCGATCCTGCCGACCATCACCAACGCGATCATGAGTCTCGTCAACATCGTGGGCCCGGTGCTGGGCCAGCTGTTGGGCGTCGTGGCCAAGACCATCGGCGAGCTGCTGCCGATCCTCGCGCCGGTCGTCCGGGTCCTGGGGACCCAGCTCGCCGGCGTCGTGCGCCAGCTCGCCCCCCTGCTCAAGCAGCTGCTGCCGCCCCTGGCCCAGCTGGTGAAGGCGATCCTCCCTCTCGTGCCGTTGGGGATCCGGCTGATCCTGCTCGTGCTGAAGCCGCTGATACCGGTCATCAACTTCGTGATCACCCGGGCCCTGGTCCCCCTGGTGAACGCGTTCGTCGACGTCGTGCGGTTCATCGTGGGGAAGGTGCAGCCCACCCTGAAGGTCATGGCCGGCGTCTTCCGGTCCGTGTTCGGGGGGATCAAGGACTTCGTGCTGGGCGTCTGGGACGCGATCTGGGGCGGCATCCGCACCGTGATCAACTTCGTCATCGGAGGCCTGCAGACCCTCATCAACGCCGGCATCAGGGCCTACAACTTCGTGGCCAACCTGCCGTTCAACCCCATGGACCCCGTGGCCGCCGTCACGCTCCCGCGGCTCGCCCACGGCACGCGATCGTTCGCCGGCGGCGCCGCGGTGCTCGGCGAACGGGGACCGGAGATCGCGGCCCTGCCCCGGGGCACCCGGGTCTTCGATGCGGCCCAGACCCGCGACATGATGGGCGGTGGGGTCGTGGTGAACATCACCGTGCAGGGCTCCGTGGTCTCGGAGGCCGAGCTGGTCGAGACTGTGCGGCGGGGGCTCGTGCGTCTCGGCCGCCGCAACGGGACCCTGGGGAACGCGCTGGGGCTGGCGTGAGCGCTCGCGCTACCTACGCGGTCCAGGCCGCCTTCGGCATCGCCGCGCTGACCGACCCGACCGCCGGGCAGTGGGTGGACGTCACGGCCTACGTACGCGGCGGTAGCTTCGCCCGCGGCCGCCAGCACGAGCTGCAGCGCACGAACGCCGGCACGCTCGCCCTGACCCTCGACAACGCCGACCGGCGTTTCGAGCCTGAGAACGAGGCCTCGCCCTACCACCCCAACCTCCGCCCGATGACCCACGTCCGGGTCCGGGCGACCTTCAGCGCGGTCACCTATGACCTGTTCCGGGGCTACGTCGAGAACTGGGGCCAGGGCTGGCGGGGCCGCCCGCTGCGTCTCGGGGGCCCGACCGAGGTCACCGTCGAGGCCGTCGATGCTTTCAAGGTCTTCGCCCAGGACCTGGCCGCCTACTCGACCGTCGTCCTGGCGGAGGGCCCCCTGGGGTACTGGCGCCTGGACGATCCGGGGGGGACGCCCAAGGCGGCGAACCTGGGCAGCATCGGCGAGGCCATCGACCTCCCCTACATCGGGGGGCAGCCGGGCGGGATCGCCCCGGGGCCCCTGCAGGGAACCGGCGCGCACTTCGACAGTGCCACCGGATTCCTCACCAGCGCCCGCAACGCCGGCCTGAACCTGGCTCAGGCGCTCACGGCCACCATGCTCGTGAAGCTCGACTCGCTGGCCTCCATCGAGAACCTGATCGAGCTGGCGGACACGTCCGCGGTCTACTGGCTGCGGATGCGCACGACCACGGGGGGCGACCTCGAGGTCACGCGCTACGTGGACAGCGTCAGTCAGACGATCACCCTGCAGACCAACCTCGTGGCCGGAACGTGGTACCACCTGGCCCTCGCGATCACGGCCGCCGGCGTGGCGACGGCCTTCGTCGATGGGGTGAGCGTCGGGTCCGCGAGCCTGGGCAGCGCGCAGCGCACCGTCTTCAACTCCAACGCCGATCTGATCGTGGGCCTGACCACGGTCGAGGCGCACATCGCGCACGTGGCCCTGTGGAATCGGGCGCTCTCGGCCGAGCGGATCGCCGAGCAGGAACGCGCGGCGGTCTTCGATACCTTCGAGCAGCAGAGCGCGACCTCCTACGTGGGAGAGCTCCTGGACGTCCTGGGCTGGCCGGCCGGCCTCCGATCGCTCGACAGCGGCACGGTGATGGTGGCCCGCCATGTCCCTGACGGATCGGCCCTCGACCTCATGCTCGCCGCCGCGGAGGACACCGAAGGCGGTCTGCTGCACGTGCGGGGGGACGGCGTCGTCCGCCTCGTGAGCCACCAGGCCCTGCTGCAGAAGATCACCGCCGACGCGACCTTCGGGGACGGCTACGCGCACCCCCCCGACCTCGGGAGCCTCGAGGCGTGGTTCGACGCGGGGCAGATCCCCTTCGTGACGGACGGCTCGACCATCCAGACCTGGCCCGACGTCGGCGGGAAGGCCCGGGACGCAACCCAGGCCACGGCGGGCAACCGCCCCAGCTACCAGACGGCGGAGCTGAACGCGCACCCCATCGTCCGGTTCGACGGCACGACCGACTTCATGGAGACGGCGGCCTTCAGCGCCGCCCTGGCCCAGCCCTTCACGATCGTCGCCGTGGTCCGCCGCAACACCGAGGGGACGCTGGACACCTTCGCGGCCGGCCGTGCGAACCGGGTCCGCCTGCAGGCGACCGCCACGGACGACTGGCAGATCGACGCCGGGAGCGCCGCGGCGGGCGGCGACCCGGACACGGCGTGGCATGTCCTGGTGGCCACCTACACGGACACGGATCTCCTGCACGTGGACGGCGTACAGGTCATCAGCGCCGCGGTGGGGGCGAACACGCTGGACGGGCTCACGCTCGGCGCCGACGAGGCCGCTGCCAACTTCCTCGACGGCGACCTGGCCGAGGTCATCGTCTACTCCAAGGCCCTCACGACGGATGAGCGCCAGCGCCTCGAGGACTACCTGGGCCGCAAGTACGCCCTGGCTTCGGTGCCCCTCTACACCGGTGCCACGGTGGGCGAGGAGCCCTACGCGGACGCCCAGGTCCGCTACGACGACGACGACCTCTACAACCGGGCCGAGATCATGCCGGCCAGCGGCGAACCGGCCACGGCGAGCGACAGCGCCGCCGCGCTCACCTACGGGACCCGCAGCCTCGAACGGTCCACACGTCACTCGGATCCCAACGACGCAGTGGGGCTCGCCGAGGCGATCGTGCGGGCCTACAAGGATCCGCACCTGCGCCCCGTGCTCCTGACGCTGGAGCCCGGCTCGGACTCCCTGCTCACGCAGATGCTGGACCGCGATATCGGGGACAGGATCGCGCTCCGCCGGCGCCCGCCGGGAGCCGGCGCGACCATGGCTCTCGAGGCCCTGGTCGAGGGCGTCCGCCACGGCTGGCACGGAGCGGATCCCCACGACGTGGACCTGTCGCTCGTGCCCACCTTCGAGACGTTCTGGATCCTGGGTGACGCCACCTACGGCGTCCTGGGCACCACAACCAAGCTGGGGGGCTGAGGATGGGCCACACGCTCAGGGCATGGGCCTACGTGAACCACGGCCGCTGGGTGGCCGACTGCCCCTTCTGCCCCTCCGCCGAGCTACTGGGCCCGCTACCGCTGGGAGGCGAGCGCCCGCCCAGGGCGTTCCTCTGTGCCGAGTGCGGCAACGCGTCGGTCGCGGACGGTCTATCGATCCGGATCGGCTGGCCCAGGTCCGAGGCGCTGGCCGCCATCGAGGCCCTACTCGGGCTGCGGCCCGACCCGATCAACCGGAACTGGGAGCGGCGCGAGACGCCGGCCGATCTCGCGCAGGAGAACGCCGCGCACGGGCTCCCCGATCTCGGCCTGGGAGGTATCTGAGCCATGGTCTGGACGACGCCCCGCACCTGGACGACCGGCGAGGTCGTCACCGCCGCCATCATGAACACCCACGTCCGCGACAACCTCAACTTCCTGCGGGCCCATCACGGCGCCCGCGTCTTCAAGAGCACCAGCCAGACCGTGGCCGGCGGCAACACCGACGTGGTGAGCTTCAACTCCGAGGACTACGACACCGACGCCGCGCACGACAACGTGACGAACAACAGCCGGATCACGATCCCATCCGCGCTCGACGGGTTCTGGGAGGTGATCTTCGCCACCGATGTGGACGCCGACTTGTCGAACCACAACGGCCGCATGAGCCTCCAGGTCCGCAAGAACGCGGCGGGCGCAAGCGGGAGTGGGACCCAGCTCGAGAACAAGGGTTTCGATACCCACGCCAACATCCAGAGCGGGCTGATCACCTGGCAGGGATCCCTGGTGGCCGCCGATCACGTCGAAGCATTCTTCTTCTCCGCCACCGAAACCCGGGTCCTGGAGGCCGCGACGGCGGGCACCGCGATGACGGCCAAGTACCTCGGCAGCTGAGGGCGACCGTGACCCTCCCGGGACACTCGGGGGCGATGGGGATCACCCACCTCCGCCGCTACCGCATCCAGGCCCCCGACGGCTCCTGGCGTGGGCCCTATCAACGGGCGGACGTCATGAACCGTGTCGACGGGCGCGTGCCGAAGCACGAGACCTACCACATCGAGAGGCGCGGCACCGGGGTGACAGGCGCCCCGATCCTCCGGCGCTCGCGCGCGATCGACGACTACGCCGACGCCCTGGCGGAGGGCAAGGTGGGCGAGGTCTTCCGCCTGGCCTGGGGAGACGCGGACCAGGAGATGGTCCTGGTGCGGACGGTCCAGATCGAGGTCCGCACCCTCGAGACTCCCGGCAACGCTCACGTCGACGCGTTCGCCTCGGAGGTCTTCACCCGTTGGCCCGGCGCCGAGAACTGGGGCACGCTCTCCCACCGCTACATCGGCACCACGCGAACCCCCTCTCAGCACTGCGCCTTCAAGCCACTGCGCGCGACCGAGGCCAGGCGCTACGGCTTCGCCCTCGCTGGCGCCTCCGCGGGCGCGAACGCCATCGACCTCCACGACGACGCCCCCAAGCGCATGGGCGCCACCTTCACGCTCGCGATCGCTGAGGCCGATCGTTTCGGGATCGCCCACGCCATCTACAACCTGCGCCAATGGACCCCGGAGGACGGGCTCCGGCCCTACGATCCGCCCCCGGGGGGATCGGCGCACAAGGACCACGGCCACTACGCCTTCCGCCGGTTCCGGCGCGAGGACGAGCTCGCCTATCCGATCGGGCGGTGAGCCCCAACATGACGGCTACCCTGGTCGCGGACCTCGAGCGTCACCTGACCCTGTTCCTGGCCACCGGCGCGGTGCTGATCGGGTTGGGGTTCCTGGTCGGCCAGTTCCGCCTCGGCCGCATCCGAGGGGCCACCGAGGCCCTGCACCTGCAGGCAGCCGAGCTCGACGTGCTCCGCCAGCGGAACGTCACGATCACCGCGGACCTCAAGGCGGCCGAGGCCGAGGTCCACACCCTGCGCGGGATCGTCGAACAGCTCCGCGAGGACAACCGCGAGCTGCGCAGCCTCGTCATGGGCGAGACGGTCCCGCCGGCCCTGCAGCACGCCCTCGACACGGCGTTCGCCCGCGCCGTCGAACAGCTCGGGTCGACATTCGCGGCCGAGGCCGACCGGCGGATGACCGAGGTCATCGCATTCTTCGAGCAGCAGTTCCACCCGGTGGCTCAGGGGCTCGACCGGCTCCTGACCGCCGGCGGACGAGAGGGGGTGACAGCATGAAGGTCTCGCGGATCGTGAAGGCGATCGTCGCGGGCGTCGCTGGGCTCGCCCAGCTGGCGAACGCTGCCGTGAACGACGGCACCATCACCCAGCACGAGTGGTTCGTGATCGGGATCGCCGCGGCCGCCACGGTGGGCGTCTTCTTCGCCCCCAACGCGCCCAAGCCGGCGCCCGCATCCCACTAGCCGCGGCCGAGGCGCGGCCGGAACCTTCCTCCCGGCCGCCCCGTCGCTGGCGACAGGCCCCCATCTTCCCCCGGGGGCCTGTCGCGTCCGCGGCTGCTTGACTCGCCCCCCCAGAGTGACAAACTCGCCTTCGCGCCTGGACGGAGGAAGGGGGCGCCGTGATCGCGATCTGTGAGGGCAACGGCGGGCACCGCGTCCGCTGGACACGCCGGCGCCATAGACGCCTCCCCACCTGCCCCATCCACGACCGCCCCCTGCACGGCCTGCAGCACCCCTCCCAACAGAACCCCCGCCGGCGCCAGCCGAACGGGGGGCTTGCCCGGTGACGCCGAGCCTCGAGGCCATCCTGGCGTTCGAGCGTGCCCATCCCGAGATCGGGCCCGCACGCGTACGCGCCGTCCGTGCCGCCTTCGGCATCGGCGTGCTGACCTACTCCATGGCTCTGGCGAAGATGCTCGAGAGCGACGAGCCCGACCGCCTCGACCCCATCACCACGGCCCGCCTGCGCCGGCGCCGGGCATGGTTGCGGGCCCGAGCGGGGCGCCGGCCATGACCGAGCGGCGGTTCCGCTTCCGCACCCGCTGGGGCATCGCCCTGCGGTACTCGGGCCTCTCGCCGGCCGCGCGCGCGGTCGCGCACGGGCTGGCCACCTTCATGAAGCACGACGGCTCGCGCTGCGGCCCGGGCCTGGATCGGATCACGCAAGCCACCGGATACTCGCGCGCCACCGTCTGCCGCGCCCTGGCAGAGCTGCAGGGCCAGGGCTGGATCCATCGCGGCCCGGCCGGCGGCCGCGGGAGCCCCACCGTCTACACGCCCACGCTGCCCCAGGGTGCCGAGGAACGGGTCGAACAGGTGCTCGGAAAGGGTCGCACCCATGAGACCCTTTCGGGCCACAAAGGGTCGCACCCACGAGACGAAAGGGTCGCACCCATGAGACCCACACCTATTAGCCTTGAAGAACCTGAGCGCGACGGCGGCGCCGTCGCCGATCCTGAATGGGTACGGCAACTGCTGGCCGAAGCCAGACGCCGGCTCACGCGGGGTGAGTCTCTCGACGGCCTGGGCGGGCCCGCACCGCCGGCCACGGCGGAGGAGGCCTGATGGCTCACCAGCTAGGCCGCATCGTGTGGGACCTCGCACCACCACGACCCGACCGAGCCGACCGGCGGAGGGATCTCCTCGCCGGCTGCATCCTGGTCGGCATCGTGCTCGCGATCGGCGTGCTGATCGGGGCCTGGCTCTGGTGACGATCACGGCCGTCGACTTCGCCCTCATCATCCCGGGCCCGCCCGCCATCGCCTGGTCCGATCGGGTCCAACCCATCCCGTTGCACCGGGCACGCATCACGGCCCACGGCAACCATCTGGTCGCCCTCGACCGTGAGCACCGGCACGACCTGCAGACCCGCTGGCGGTACGCCCGGCTCGTGCGGACCCCGCTGGAGGGCGACCTGGCGTTGTCGCTCCGGATCGCGGGGAGCACTCGGGTCCCGGACAACCGCGCGCGCAACGGGATCCGGCGCGCGGACCGGCCGGACCTCTCGAACGTGCTCAAGGCCGTCGAGGATGCCGCCAACGGCCTGCTCTGGGAAGACGACAGCCAGGTGCGGATCACCTACACCGAGCTGGTCGCCTGGGGGCCTGAGGTCGAGCCCGGCATGGCCCTTGACGTGTGGCAGATCGATGGTGCGGGGACCCAGGTACTTTCGCGGTTCCCGACCGGCGGCTGGGGCGCGGGGCACTAGATGGCCCCGCGACCCCGCGGCGACCGGTGGCGCGTCAAGGCCGGCGGGACCTGGATCACCGTCATCCGTGGGCAGCGTCCCCGGGTGGGCGGGATGCTGAACGTGGCCCCCGGCGTCCGATGGAGGATCACGGCCGTCCAGCCGGTCGAACGAGAGTCGGTCCGAGCGTGAACGGCCACCCGGTCTACGAGGCCACCAGCCCTGCGGCCGTCGGGGTCGCTTGCTCTGTCTGCGGCTCCCTGGTGCTCATGGAGAGCACCCACGCTCACGACCGATGGCACCGGGCGCTAGCCGCCGGCCTCGAACGCGCCGGCGTGGGCACCGGGCGCCCGCCCCTGGACGATCTGGACGGGGGCCGGCGTGGAGACTGATCCGGTTCAAGCGGCCGCGCGAGACCTCCGACGCGAAGGATGGACGGTGCTGGTGGGCGGGTGGCCGGCGCTGCTCGCCCTCCGCGATGGGGATGCCATCATGGCCGTCGACGTCCGCCGGGATCACCTGACGCTGGCGCAGCGCAAGATGCACGAGGCCCTCGAGCAGGTCGGGATCCGGGTCCACATCACGGGCAAGCGCCCGCCCCGCGATGGCCCCCAGCGGCCCTGGACCACGAAGGAGCTGCAGACACTTCGCGCCAACGCGGCCCAGGGGGCCGCCGGCGTGGCGGAGCTGCTGGATCGCTCCATCGCATCGGTCAAGCGCCAGGCCCAGCAGCAGCGGATAAGCCTCCGATTGGACGGCGAGCGCCGCGGCCTGCTGATCGGCCAGCCCAGGGCCATCAGCTTCCGATCCGGGGCGAACAAGCTCGCGCAGCTCGTGGAGCTCCGGCGCGCGGCGCTGGCCGGCGAGGTAGATCTGCAGATGATCGAGCGGCGCGTCCGGCTGATCGCGCACGGGGCCCCCCTCTGTCCCGCATGTACCGCACGCCCGATCGAGAAGGCGAGCACGGGCCTCTGCACCGACTGCCATCTGGATGGGCTCACCGACCAACACCGCCTGGCCTCTCGGACCGTGCTCCGCCAGCGGGAGCTCGACCTGCAGCGGCAGAACAAGGCACGCGCCCGGCGGGGAAGGGTTGCCAGCGCACCCCCAGGCATGTAAGGCTGCCCGGCTCACCGACCCGAAAGGGGGAGAGATGCGTAGCTTCACGATCACCCTCCTCGTGGCCGCGCTGCTGGCGACGATCGCGCCGCCGGCGGCCGCCAACCACGCGAGGGGACCCTGCACGGGCTACCGCGCCCGAGCAGCCGACATCGAACATCCCGCCACCCGGCGCATCGTGGCGGCTGAACGAACCATCGACCTGACGTGGTGCCTGTGGCGGGCGCTGGACGCCGACCGCGTCGTGCGCTGGTCCACCCTGCTCGACCTGGGGCAGCGGGAGTCCGGCTTCATCCCCTGGGCTTTCAACCGGACGGGCTGCAACGGCTACGGCTGCGGGGGCGTGTTCCAACATCACCTAGCCTACTGGCCCGGACGAGCCCGGAACCTGCCACGACGGTGGTACCCCCACCAGTGGCCGGGGATCGGGTGGGGGAACCCCCGCGCGAACGTCCACGCGGCCCTCAGGATGATCAAGGCGCAGGGCGGGATCTGCCCGGCCTGGTGCTAGCGTTCTCAGTGCCCCCTCTCCGCTGAGCGGGGCATACCCGGGCGACCGGGGGGTGGGCGGTCAATCTTCCCGTCCCGTGAGCCGGGGTCGCGGACCTCGCATCCCGCGCCCCGGGCCCTCCGTCGCCTGGACATTCCGGTTCGGGGGCCTTATCGTGACGGCATGCACGTGACCGCGAAAGCTCTCCGCCGGGCCCTGCAGGCGGACGCACCCTGGATCAGCCTGCAGCCGGCCCGCATGGTCTGTCTGCGGTGCGGCATGGGGGCGCCGATCCCCCAGCCCGTCACGCTGCAGGGAGCCGTGGCCATGGCCATCGCCTTCCTCGAGTGGCACGTGAGCTGCCCGCTAACGGGCGCGGCCGCGCGCGGCGAGCAGCTTCGGATCCCGGCCCCCATGGCCGAGCAGGTCCGGCTCCCGGCCTGATTCCGGGGGAATGGCGGCGCCGCGGCGGCGAGCGATCCCCCGGCCTTGTATCGACTGCGGTCGGCGCACCTACGTCGGCCGGCGGTGTGACGACTGCCGGCCGAGGTACGAGGCCAAGCGGAACGAAGACGCGATCTGGCGCGCGGCCTATCGCTCGCCCCTGTACCGGACCGAGCGCGCGGCCGTACGCGATCGCGCCGGCGGGCGTTGCGAGGCCTACGCCCCTGCGGGCAACGAGCGCTGCCCCGAGCCCGGCGTAGAAGCCCACCACCTGCGCCCGCTCTCGAGCGCCCGTACGCTCGAGGAGGCCCTGGCTCTCTGCGTCCGCTCGAACCTGGCCTGGGTGTGTGCCAGGCACAATCCACGGGGCCCTCAGCGGGCTCCTAACGGGGGCGCACACGATCCGGGCCTCTAGGGCGCACTCCTGCCCCAGGTCATGCCTGGGCCGCGAGGCGGCGCCAGGGGGGGCGCTGCGCGTGCCCCCGGCAGCCCTCGATGAATCTGGCTGCAAGGCTTGCTACCAGATGTCCGCATCGCATACACTCAGGGTCGAGGAAGGGAGAAGAGATGCGGATCGATGAGTGCGAGTACACGGACCGCGGCCAGGGCCACTTCGGCGCGAAGCGCGGATGGTTCGCGAGGGTGAACGACGAGGGCGCCCGTAGCGGCCGCACGCTCAACCTCTCGCGGCTGGACGGCGAGACCGAGTGGACCATGGACGCCCTGTTCCTCTCCAACGGCTACCCGGTCTTCGTTCACGGCTTCGGTTCCCGCGTGACGATCCCGCAAGTGCTGATGGACCCCGACACGGTCGCGGCGCTCGATGCCCGCGCCAGAGGAAGGAGGGCCTGAGGATGGCCACGAAGAAGAAGCAGGGACCGGCGCTCTCGCCGGCGCAGAAGGCCTGGGAGACCCGGCGTGCCGCCGGCGACCCTGGGGCCGCAGCCCGCAAGGCCTGGGAGACCCGCAAGGCCGCTGCGACCAAGGCGAAGAAGGGGGGCAAGACCACGGACAAAGCGACGAAGAAGGCGACGACCGCCAAGCCCCGAACCCGGAACGTTCGGCGCGAGGCCAAGGTCGCTTGACCCAGCGCGCCTCCGACCCCGGCCAGTGCGGCCGGGGTCGCCGCGCGAGAGGAGAGATGCGGCATGAGCACCGACCTGTACGACTCCGAGACCTTCGGGGACTTCACCCCGGAGGTCTTCCGTATCCCCTGCCCCGCCTGCGGCGGCGCCCGGATCATCGGCGTGGTGGGGGGCACCGTCCGATGCACGGCCTGCGGGCAGGGCTGGCATCCCGCCGGCATCCTGGGCACGCGCTTCTGCTCCCAGGCGACCGAGGTCACGATCAGCCCCACCGCGGCGCCGGCATTCGAGCAGCTGCTGGGGGCGCTGCTCTTGACCGGCTACGTGACCGCGGCAGACGACACGCTCCGCCCCGACGAGCACCGGGCACTGCGGATCTTCACCCCGGAGGGCGAGGTCCTACGGGTGGCGCTGGTCAGGGGTGCGCTGTGAACGTCCCGCGACCCGATGAGCGTTTCCCCCAGGGGCACGCACCATCGACCTGGGTCGTGGCCTGGGCCTGGGACGGGCGCTGTATCCACCGTCAGAGGCTCCCCGGGCGAGACGCCGGCATCCGGCGCGAAGCCGATCGGCGGGCCCTGATCCTGATCTCCGACGCGGAGGTCATGCACGTCTACGTCGGCGACGACGAGAGGGGAGGGAAGCGGTGAGCGAGGAACGAGCGGGGGATCTGCTCGACGCGCTCGAGGCCGGGCTGTACCTGATCGCTCAGGCGACCCGGGACTGGGTGGTTCGCGACGTCGTGTGCGGCCCCCCAGGTGCCATCCTGGTCAAGCTGGGGGCGGAGGACGTGTGGGCGGTCCGGGTCGAACCCTGGACGCCTCTCCCGGCTTCGCGGGACCTGCTGCGGAGGGGGGCACGATGATGGCCGACGGCCACGACAGCTACGAACAGGAACACGGGGCCCACGGTCGGGCGCTGCAGGCGCTCCTATGGCGCGGCAACGTAGGCGATCACCTGGCCCAGTTCATCCGGGAGCTGATCGAGTCCGAGGTCCTGCACCCCGAGATCAGTCCGCAGCTGGTCGCCGAGGGCGAGCGCCTGCTGCACGCCTGGGCCGAGACGAGGGAGGAGTCGTGAGGGGGTGAAGATGGCCACAGAGGGAAGGCCCGATCTGACGGGCCACGAGCTGGCTTCGTGCGATCTGTGCGGAGACGGCCCCGGGTTCGACGTCCTGGTGTTCGACGTCATGCGACCCGGGACCATGGTCGGCGTGCTGGTGCTCGACGCCAAGTGGGAGCACCTGATCCGAAGCGGCGCGATGAGGATCGCGCGCGCCTGAGAGGAAGGGAACGACGATGGCAACCAAGACAGCCAAGAAGGCCGCGCCGAAGGCGCGGAAGCCGGCAGCACGGAAGGCGCCGGCGCCGGCGCTTCCACACCGGGGTGAGGCCATCACCTACATCTCGGTTGCCAACACGGCGCCCCATCCGGGCAATCCCCGGACCAACCTCGGGGACCTGGCAGAGCTGGCCGCCTCGATCAAGGCGGTGGGGGTCCTGCAGCCCGTCGTGGCTCGCCCCAAGATGCCCGTGGGCTGGGAGCTGATAATCGGGCACCGGCGGCTGGCCGCGGCTCGACTCGCCGGCGTCAAGACCATCCCGGCCATCATCCATGACCTGAACGACAGGTACGCCATCGAGGCCATGCTGGTGGAGAACCTGCAGCGCCAGGACCTGACCGCGTTCGAGGAAGCCAACGGCTACAAGGCCCTGGTGGATGCGGGCATGACCCAGGCGACGATCTGGAAGCGGGTCGGCAAGTCGCAATCGCACGTGTCGAAGCGGCTCGCGCTGCTCGGCATCCCGGTCGAGGCCCGGGGCCTGATCGAAGACGGCACCGTGCCCGTGAACGACGCCAAGGCCCTGCGTGGGCTCGCGAAGCTCCCAGCCGCCGCGCAGAAGAAGGCGGTCAAGCGGATCCGCGATCGCTCGCGGTCCTACGGCAGCGCGGACCCTGGGGCGGAGATACGCAAGACCGAGGAGGAGCTGGCCTTCGAGGCGAAGATGGCTGGGTGTGTGGCACGCGCCGAGAAGGACCCTGCCCCCGTCGTCACGCTCGATCCGTACAAGTCCCGGATCGGAGGGCCGCGGTACCTGGGCAAGGGGCACGACGAGGTTGACGTGCCGACCTCGAAGCACATGAAGCTCGACTGCCACGCCATCGCGGTCTACGCCCCGAGCTGGGAGCGCTCCGCCTCGGGCATCCGCGTGCGCTACGTGTGCACCGATCCGACCAAGCACGCGACCGGGGAACAACGCAAGATCGACGCCAAGATCGCGGCGCAGCGCCAACAGAAGGCCGACGACACGCGGCTGCTGAACGAGAAGGCCAACCAACGGCGAGCCTTCGAGATCGAGGTCCTGACCAAGGCCGGAGCGGACGATGCGGCTCAGCTGCTGCTCGCGGCCGCGGTCAACGACTTTTACGGGGACGCCGGGGGATCGGCCGCCGCCCTGCTGGGCATCGAACCGCCCGCGGACACGCCCGCGGGGTCCGCCGACACACCGTGGGCGCTGCTGCTGGAAGAACGGGCAAGGAAGTCGAAGGCGGAGGCCTGGCGGATCGGTGCGGCGGTCGGCGTGGAGCTGCTCGAGGAATGCCTGACCGGCTACGGGAAAGATTGGGCGGCCCCGGCCTTGTTCGGGTGGCTGGAATCGAAGGGCTACGAGACCAGTCCGCAGGAGCGGGTCGAGTACATGGGATCGGGCAAATGACGGCGGGACCGTTCCTGGGCCTCGCGGAGGTCGGGGAGCTGCTCGGCCTCACGCGGCAGGTCGCGCAGGCATGGAACCGGCGGGGGAAGCTTCCCCCGCCGGTCGCCCGCCTCCGCATGGGTCCCCTGTGGCTCCGCGACCAGTTCAGCGATGACGATGCGGACCTGCGATCGCCCACGCTCAGCGCCTTCATGGACGGCACGCCGGACACGATCACCATGGCCAAGGAGCTGCTCCCGGGGGCCGCGCTCTTCGATCGCTACCTCTGGTGGGCCTTCGATCATGACGGGCATCGCTTCGCGATCGAGGTCGACCTGACCACATGGGCGAGACAGCCAAGCGATTCGCCGCCAGCCTGATCGCCGAGGCGGCGGAGGCCGAACGGCTCCGCCGGGCGGGGCAGCCGGGCGCCTGCGTGGCCGTCCGGCTGCCCTTCGGCCTGGTGATCGAGCTGCACCCACGCACCGCGCGCGATCTCGCGAAAGCGGTCCGCACGGCGCTCGAGAAGGAGAGCACATGACGACGGAGACGAAGATCAGCTGGACCAACCGGACGTGGAACCCGGTCACAGGATGCTCGAAGGTGTCGGCCGGCTGCGATCACTGCTACGCCGAGACGCTGAGCCTCGACCGCGGGTGGAGTCGCTTCCCCTGGGAGAAGCGGTACGCCCAGGACAACGTCACGCTCCACCCGGAGCGCCTGCGGGCACCGATCGGCTGGCACGAGCCGGCCATGGTCTTCGTGAACAGCATGTCCGACCTGTTCCACGAGCTGGCGCCGGCGTCGTTCGTGGCGGAGGTCTTCGCGACGATGCTGCTCGCACCCCAGCACACCTACCAGGTGCTCACGAAGCGGCCCGGGCGCATGGTGTCGATGCTCGGTGACCAGTACTTCCGCTCCGCCATCATGCGGGCCATCGCGGTCCAAGAGAAGGGCCAAACGAGCCTCTTCAACGAGCCGGCGTGGCCCCCGCCCAACATCTGGCTCGGCACATCGGTCGAGGATCAACGCTGGGCCGACGTCCGAGTGGCCAAGCTCCTCGAGCTGCCCGCGGGCTGGACGCGCTTCCTATCCGTCGAGCCGATGCTGGGGCCGGTGCACCTCCGCCCCTGGCTCGCGAGGATCGAGCCTGGCGAGCTGGAAGCGGGTCCGATCTCGGAGGCCACCGGCCCGCTCCCGGAGGTTCACCCCGCCCTCGCCTGGGTGATCGTCGGCGGTGAATCGGGCCAGCACCTGGCTGGCCTGGGGCCGGGAGACGACCGATGGATGCTGCAGAGCTGGGCCCGGGACGTTCGGGACGCCTGCGTCGATGCCGGGGTGGCCTTCTTCTACAAGCAAGACGCCGGCGTGCGGACAGAGCTGCGGCCCTGGCTGGTCGAGGAGGATGGCTCACGCTGGGAGTGGCACCAGTTCCCCGGCCGGCTCACCCCGCCGAGGAGGCTGGCATGAAGGACGTGGAGGATCTGCTGACCACGATCATCGGCGACGTAGGTCCCACACAGTTCGAGGCAGCCGTCCACGAGATCGAGCGCAAGAACAGGCTTAGGAAGAGACTGCAGCGTGAGGAGGCCAAACACGCCCGGGAGCTGATCGCTCGCCAGGGTCGCGCGGATGCACGAGCGCTCTACGTTCGCTGGAAGAGCATCCCCGAGCTTGGACGGGCGATAGGTCTCAGAGGGGGCTTCAGCGATCTCTATGCTTTCGTGTACGGGGGCTCCAGTGGTGGGCGCTCCTACCCACCACGGCTTAGGGAGCTTGCGATCCGGGAAGGCATCACCGACGAGGAACGCCGATGGGCGACGAACTGGTTCGAGAAAATACTGAGAGATGACGAGCATGCAGAGGCCGTTGCCGCGCACCGACTCGAGGCACGCTACCGGCTTGACGATGAGATCACTTACCTCAAGGAACTGCTCCGATTGGGCACAACCATCGAGCAGGAGCTCGTGCGGGTGCGGGCGCTCCGAGCGGCTCTGATTGAGACTGAGACCTCCGGCCGGGGCCATGGCAGTCGCTCAGAACTGCTCGCACAGCGGAAGGGTGAACTCCCATGACCGATATCGTGGAGGCTCTGGCGGCGCTCGCCCGCAAGATGGGCGGGACGGTCCGTATCCGGTGGGAGGAGGTCTGATGGAGCTGTTCGAGTGGTTCGTGCTCGCCGCGCTTGCCACGTCGAGCGTCCTGCAAGCCCTCATGATCCGGCGTCTGCAGCGTGAGACCCGGGTGCTCACGAGGATGTTCTTCGCCCGCCTCGATCCCCCGAGGCCCTGACCTTCTCGGCCAGCTTTCCCGAGCCCTCCGGTGCGGCAGCCGGGGGGCTCGGTCCTTCCCAGGGTTCAGGGCCCGCCAGGGCGAGCCCAGCGCGCTCGAAGCGCGATAACGCCAACGCGGCCAACCCGGGATCATGCTCGATCCCCACCACGGTCTTGGCCAGGTGCTCGCCGGCGAGGATCGCGGTGCCCCCGCCGAGGAACGGATCCACCCACCGCTGCCACTGGAAGCCGGCCATCATCGCGACGAACAGATCGGTGCCCTTGGCGTGGGAGAAGGTCTCCATGTCGAACTCCTGCTCGACCTCCACGACGGAGCCGAACCCCGACCACGGGCGACGCCAGCCGAGCGACCGGCGCCGACCCTGGGTCGCGAGCAGGATCCAGACGTGATAGTTCACGGGCCAAGCCCGGTGCCGCTGGACACGTGGCACGCGGCGATGCCAGACAAGATCGAGGCGCGTCTCCCAGCCGGCCACCCCACCCATGAAGGCCCGCGCCATCGCCCCGGGGGGCACGAGCATCGCCACGACGGGCGCCAGGCCGGCCAGTAGCTCCCCGACCTCCCGAGCGTCGGCGTCGTACTCGGGATCCGTCACGATCGCCTCGGCACGGAAGCCCTCGCGGATCCACGATTGCACGGCCTCATCGCGCGAGTCCGCGATCAACAGCGAATGCCGGCCCTCGACCTTCCACGCCTGACCCGACGCCGTGCCCCATCGCTGCATGGCCTTCTGCCGTTCCGCGATCCAGAGGGGCTCGGCGTCACGCCACGGGCGGGCCGAGGCCTCCGCGGCGAGCTGGGCGAGCAGCGCCTGCAGCTCACCCTCGGCCTCAAGACCGTGCAGCAGCTCGGCCAGCCTCGGGGCATCCATGCGGGCCATGGCCCCCAGGGGATCGAGAGTAGCCAGCACCAGCTGCTCCTCGGGCTCGGAGACCTCGATATACGCCACGGGCACGGTCGGCACCCCGAGACGGACGGCGATCTCGACCCGCAGATGCCCATCCAACAGATGCCCCGTCGTCCGGTTCACGAGGATCCGCTGCACCCATCCCAGGCGCTCGAGGACCTGGGTGAGGGCGGCCTGCTGGGCCTTCGGGTGGGTCCGCCAGTTCTGTGGATTCGGGGTCAGCTCCCGAGGGTCAACCTCCGCCTGGTCCACGATCGCGTTGCGCACCATCCGAGCTATCGTGACGGCAGCGTCACGGAAAGGGGGCAGCTCATGCGGCTGTCGATGCGAGAGCAGCAGGTCCTGGAGGGCTGGGCCAGGGGCCAGACCCTGCAGCAGATCGCGAACGACTGCGGGATCGCCCACGGCACGGCGCAGGTCTACGCCAAGCGCCTCCGCGCCAAGGCCCAGCCCCATCGCCGGCGTACAGCTATCGTGGCCCAGGCCTATCGCGAGGGGCTCATACGCTGAGGCCGTGACCGCTCGGCCAGGATGCCGGGCATGGACATCAAGCGCGTAGCGTCCGCCGATCCGG